TCGACCGCAACACTGCAGCGACCACAAGATGGAACGCGATAGCAGCAGCCAGCGGTGCAGTCGTGTCGACCACAGGCGGCAACCTTGACAACTATTTCGCCAGCCTCAACAGCACAGCGGGCGCGACCGGTGGCGCATCAAAGGAAACCGACCTGCTGACTACAGCGTTCGACCTGCAGCGCGGCGTAGTCGAGAAACTGCAGACGACCCTCGACAGTCAGGTCACTGACCTAGAGCGTGCGACCGCAGCAGCACAGGAGTACTCGAGCACGCTAGCCAGCCAACTGCTTGGGGGTATCGACCTTGGCGCTGCACAGCAGACAGGCGCCGACCTTGGGATCTCGACCTTAGAGGCGTTTGATAGGCAGATAGCCGAGGCGGCATGGTTCGGCAATGTCCTGTCGTCAATACAGGCCAGCGGCGCAGACCAGCGACTGGTCGACCAGATAGCGGCCCTAGGTCCTGCAGCCGGTGGCGCACTAGCACAGGAAATGATCGATAAAGGGCTCGTGCAGACGTTCAGCGACCGGCTAGTGGACGTGATCGCTACAGCGACCACAGTGTCACAGGCAATGGTGCCCGAGTTCCTCGCAGCCGGTATTGACTCTGCGAGCGACTTTGTCGACGGCACTATCGAGCAACTACTGCTTGAGCAGGACCGGCTGAAGAAAATAGGCAAGACGATTGGCAAAGGCATCGGCGTAAACATCAAGGCAGAAATTGCCCAGGCAGTTGCTGAGGCAGTGGCAGCAGCACAGGCCGCAAAGACTGCTGCAGCAGCGGAGCGCGCAGCAGAGATAGCAGCCCAAGCAGTGACCGTGTCTGAGCAGCAGATTGCCCAGGCACTACAGCGACTGATTGCCAACAGCAACAGTCGGGCCGGTTTCACAACTGGCGCACCTGCGACCACGCCGGTGCTCGGATGATCCCAACCGTCCTAGTGAACGGTGTCGCCCTCGACCTTGACGGTGTCGAGTACCGGATCACTGTTACCCACGGTCGTAACGACATCACAGCTGCGCCAGCACCAAGCGACGCCACAATGACGCTGATTGGTTTCCTGTCGATCCCAGTAGAAATCAGTGACATTGTCGAGGTCGAGTCCTACGGCGTTACGCGCTTCACTGGTCGAGTAACCGACACAATCCTTACCCACGACTACAACCCGAACGGACCAACGCTCGGTGTCGGTGATACCTGCTACGTTGCGCGCCTCGAGGTCACACTCATAGGTAACCTCAGCCTGCTCGGCCTTAAGTACGTCGGAGCGGCTGGCTACGCTAAAGAACTATTGAACGACCGGGTCGAGAACATTCTCACCGATGCAGCAGTGTCGTTTGCAAACAACAGCGACCCGTTGATGACACAGGAGGCGCTAGCGGCCCTTGACGGTGGCTACTCTGCGCTAGACCTGCTCACAGCACTTGGCACCGAGACAGGTGGCACCTTGTGCGACCTACCAGACGGCGCTGTCTTGTGGGAGTCGTACAGCCGTCGAGGCTACGGCTACAACCCAGCGCATTGGGCAGACTTAGACCCCACCGACACCTGGCCGGATATCCCATACATTTGGGCTGACGTTTACGACCGAGTCGACACGGCGCCACTCACCGTCGAGCTGCCACACACTGCAGTCGCCTGGTCACCTGTCTGGCGCAACACTTCACAAACCATCCTGAACGACGTCACAGTGATCTACGGCAGCAATCAGAACCAATCACAGAACGACACCGACCCAGCGTCAATCATCACTCACGGTCGTCGAGCGTTCACCTTGTCGACGCAACTGCACGAAGCAACCGACGCGCTGTCGCGAGCCTCGGACATCATTCGCACACAGTCGGAACCGCGCTACGCCGTCCAATCAGTCGAGGTCCTTGTCGAGACGCTGACCGACCCACTACGTGGCAGCCTGCTCGACGTCATCAGTGGATCGAAGGTGGGCATAGATCTACTCCCGCAGCCGGCACCGATCGACGACTTTGTGGGTGTGTGCGAAGGATGGGCTGAGACATACACCCCCGGCCAGCACAGGCTGGTCTTAAGCCTGTCTGACCCACGGTTCTCATACCAGGTAGTGCGTTGGAATGAGATAAGCGCCGTCCTTACTTGGGCCGGTGTCGACCTGACTGTGCAGTGGTACAACGTAGTCACTGCAGCCGACCTAGTCGCCTAACTGAAAGGATCAAGTCATGGGACTCCCGTACGTACTATCAAGCGACCTGGTGTCGGCGTATCCGGCTAAGTCGCTTGAAATCGCGCAATACGTCGACGGCTATATACCGCTACTGGCCATGACACAGAACGCACAGACAGGTACGACCTACAGTTTTGTGCTGACCGACTTCACGACGCTCGTCACGTTGTCGAACGCGAGCCCGGTCGCTGTCACACTCCCGCTTGAGGCGACGGTGGCATGGCCAGCCGGCACGCAACTGCGACTGCTCAACGTTGGCGCTGGCACCGTCACAGTCGCCGGTGCTGTCGGTGTCACCATCAACGGCAGCCCGCTCACACTGACCCAGTACAAGGGCGCCAACTTAATCAAGACTGGGACGAATACGTGGGTATTTATCCCTTTCGCTAGTGGTGTCGGCGCGGCTGATTTTAGCAATGCTGCGACCGGCACCTACTCTGGTTTCAAATACCTAACCTTCACGACGAGCGCGACCATTACGATTTCTACGGCCGGTTTCGCGGACCTAGTGATAGTCGGTGGAGGTGGCCGAGGCGGGACGGGCATAGGCAATCCGGGCGCTGGTGGCGGTGGCGGCGCTGGCGGGTTTGCTAACTTGAGCTCGGTCTATCTACCTGCTGGCACTCTCACGGTAACTGTGGGTGGAGCGACTGGACCATCGCGGATTGGCTCTTACGTCAGCCCTCAGGGCGGTCAGGGTGGGGACGGGGCCGGCAACCGTGCCGGTGATTTTGGCGGTAGCGGTGGCGGCGCTGGCGGTGGGGCAACTGCTGCTGGTGGAACGGCGCTAGTGTCATTTGGTTTTGATGGTGGCAGTACGAGCGGCGCTAGCGGTGGCGCTTCGGGCGGTGGCGGCGCCAGCGCCGTTGGTGTGGCTAACTCAGGCACGACAGGCGGCGCTGGCGGCGCTGGGTCAAGCACAACAATTGCTGGCACCACTCCCACGGGTGCATACGTCGCTGGCTCATTTTCGTTTGGTGGCGGTGGCGGTGGCGGTGGATACGGGGCAGGAAGTGGGGGCGCTGCTGGCGCTACGGGTGGCGCGGCTGGTTCTTCGTCGGGCAACGGCGCAAACGCTGCAAATAACCTCGGCGGCGGTGGTGGAGGCGCTTACGGGTCCACCGTAAGCGGCACCAATTTTTCAGGTGGCCTAGGTGGGTCAGGTTTCGTTATCGTAAGGGTGGCAGTCTGATGGCACATTTCGCATTGCTCGACGTCGACAACATCGTGCGGCAAGTCATCGTTATTGACAACGCTGACTGCGGCGGGGGCACGTTTCCCGCATCTGAACCGATCGGTCAAGCGTTCATAACCGAGCCGCACCCAGACGGCCTCGCCCTTGCAGGTAGTTGGCTGCAAACGTCCTACTCAGGTTCGTTTCGTGGCACGTTCGGCGCCGTCGGATTCTCCTACGACTTGGCGCTTAACGTATTCGTCCCACCAGTAGAGCCCGAGGTGGCGCCATGACATGGAAACTGGCTGCAGCAGCCGACACACTCCGCAAGCAGGTAAACACCCGCTATCCAAAGCGCGACAAGTCGAGCGACGGCACGATAGGCGACCAGGCACACCGTCGCCGGATCTCCGACCACAACGCAGACAAGTCTGGCTACGTCATGGCACTCGACCTTGACGAGGACGGCTGGCCAGCGCACAAGTTTGCCGACGAACTCATTGAGTACGTCCGCAAGTCAGGCGACAACCGAATAAAAAACGTCGTCTACGAAGGTCGAGTAGCAAGCGGCACTTATGCGAACCAACGATGGGTGTGGCGCAGCGCCCCTAGACTCGGACACGCTCACCACATTCACATTAGTTTTACCGATGCAGCGAAGCACGACGGTCGTCCCTTCCCATTGCCGATCCTTGACATGCCGCAGGCCGAGCCGGTCGAGCTGGTGCCAGCGAAGAAAACAGCAGCAAAGAAAGCGCCGGCAAAGAAGGCAGCAGCGCCGAAGCCATGACCGAAATGTTCACCACTGTCATCGGCCTACTCGTCGCAGTCCTTGGGCTCGTCGCGCTCGTAATACGTGGCCAGTCGAAGGCGCAACGACCCAACGGTGGTAAATCACAGTACGACCTGCTGCTGAGGATTGAGTCGCGACTCGACAGGCTTGAACGCAATCAGGACGAGCATCTACGACACCATCTGAAGGATTAGCCATGCTTGACAAACTGTCGCCCGAAGCAAGGCACCTAATGCTGCTACTCATCGGCGCCCTAATCGCGTGGGCCAGCACCGAGCTCCCCATGCGCCTCGACCCGCTACCAGCCAGCCTGCTCGGCGCATT